AGAAGAATTAAGCACGGTAATTGAGGGGACGATTGGTGCATGGGCAACTTACGGGGATAGTATTCCCATTGATGGACTTGCAGAATCAATCAATGAGACTGTGAAAACAAGTACTGTTACGGGGACTTTTGCGGATATGCTCAATTGGGCGGGAACTTCAGAGGATGCATTTAATGAAAAGCTTGCAGCTTGCGGAAGCGAAAGTGAGAGAGTAAACCTGGTCATGCAGGAAATGGCGAATCAGGGACTCGTAGATGCAGGAAAAAAATGGCAGGAAAACAATAAGAATTTGGTAGACGGAAATAAGGCAACAGCAGATTTCCAACAGGCAACCGCTGAGCTTGCGGATACAGTTGCACCGCTGATTACCAAAATTACAGAATTGATTGCCGGATTGATTGAAGAGTTTAATCAGCTCTCACCGGAAGGACAGAGATTGATTGCCGGATGCGTATTGGTAGTGGCAGCAATAGCTCCAATTCTTTCGGGAATCGGGAATATTGCGATGGGAATACAAACATTGATTCCGTTGATTTCAAATCTATGGACCGTGCTTGGACCAATGGGAATTGTCGTGATAATTGGTTTGATTATCCTTTTATATAATAAATGTGAATGGTTTAGAAATGGAGTTAATGCAATATTTGGCGGCATTGCAGATTTTATTAAAGGTGTAATTAATAAAATCAAGGGATTTTTCAACTTTGAATGGAAACTTCCAAAAATTAAACTTCCACATTTCAAGGCGAGTGGAGAATGGTCGCTTGTTCCACCAAAAGTTCCAAAGTTTTCGGTTGACTGGTACGCAAACGGCGGTATCTTGAACAGCCCAACTATTTTTGGTATGAACGGAGATAGAGCAATGGGCGGTGGAGAAGCAGGAAAAGAAGCTGTTTTGCCGATAGATCTGTTAAGATCTTATATCCGGGAAGAGAACCAGGGGAACAATGAGGTACTTGCACAGATGATAGCTGAAGCTATGTCAAGAATACCTCTTACGGTC